TTTTGATCAAGTGCTTTGAGTACACCTAACCATTTGTTGCGCATTAGAGCAAACTCGTTAATAATCTTTTCATAGTCAACAACGTCTGCCTCACCGTCTACGTATTTTTCAACGTCACGGCTTGACAGAGCTCGTTGATAGTTTTCGAGATATTTCTTAAAGTACGAGCTGCGCAATCTACGCAGCTCGATATTTAAGTAGTTAAGGATTGCTTCAATCTCTTGAAGCTGATTAAAACGATGCTCAACGATGCCAGGCATTTCTGCCGCGGCACGTTCAACATTGCCTTTGAGCTTTACTTCGACACGAGCATTAACAAGCTCATCTTCAAAGTGTTGCACAGCTGAAGGTATCTTAGATATATCACGCGATACTTCACTATACCATCCCATTATTCATCCCATTCTTCATCATCGTCATCATCGTTATCTAGATCTAAATAATAGCTAATAGCTTCATCTAAATTAGAATCTGTGCCGATAACTTCTTTAAAAGTTTCATCACTAACACCGTAGTCTGCTAAAAGGTCTACAAACTTCTCGGCTACAAGTTCCATTTGTTTCTTATCTACATATTCTTTAAACATCGTCCAGATGTCACTGATGTGTTCTTCATTCATTTATAGTTGCTTCCTCAATTTGATCATCAGTTGCTTCTTCGTCAACTTCGTCGGTATTTACCACAGGAGCCATTTTCTCGTTGTATTCCGACATAATCAAATCAAGTTTATCGCCTTGCATCCATGCTTTGCGGTACTCGAGTACTTCTTCTCCTGCAAGATTGACATACTTGAGTCTATTGCCTTGCTTTGTCAACAAGCCTTTTTTCTCAAATAATTCAATAAGACCACTATAAGGATTCATACCAGTTTCGTAAGGAATCTTAACCTGCACACCTTCAAACGGTTTTGCATAGCGTGTTTTCATTACTTTACAGCCAGCACGGATACCCATAACATCTGAGATCTTATTACCTGCTTCGTCTTCTTTTAGTTTCAACTTCTTCATTGCAACAACAATACTTGATGCATAGATAAAGCCTGAGCCACCACTGATTTTGTCATCTGGGTCAAACATATCTTGCGATGCATATGTGTGGTTAGTACATACTAGTCCGACATTCAATGAGCCGATCATATTAACAGTGTTACGAACAAGCGAAGTCAATGCCTTAGGCTTACGACCCATATCACCCTTCATATCACCCTTGTTAAACTGATCAACATCAGTAGGTGTTAGCAACATACCCAAACTATCAATTACAAACAACACTTTAGGACGATCTTCTTCATCCATTGCTTTAAAGTCTGTAATAAATGTTGAGATAGTTTTTGCTACATCATCAATCATTGACATGTTAAGTTTAAGAAGTTTATCTTCACTAGTGTCAACGTCTAGAGCCTGTAGCCAGCTCTCATCAAGTGCGTTCTCTGAGTCAATCAGTACTACAAAGATACCTTGATCTTGTGCGTGTTTTACAATGTTACCTGAACAGAAATAACTTTTACCTGCTCCTGATTCGCCTGCAAACACAGTGACCTTACCTAGTGGAACACCTTTGTGAAAGTCTCCTGAGATAAGATAGTTTAGTGCATATGATCCTGTTGAAATCCAATCAGTGGGATCGTTAAATCCAGCACTCATGCCTGAGATACTTTTAGTCAAGTCCTTGCGGAACTTGCTTACATCAAATGATTTAGCCATGTTTTCTCCTAAAAAGCTGTAAAGTAGAGCAACTGTAAAGGGTTGCATTAATATTATGCAACCCTTTTATGTTTGCTATTAACCTTGACGTGAACGGATCATTGCTAGAATGTCTTGGGCGCCGCCACCTTCAGCTGGTGCTGCGGGTGCTGCTGCTTCTGCTGCTGGAGCAGGTTCTTGCCAACCTGTATCAGTTGTAGTTTCAGCTACTGGCGCTGGTGTTGGCGCTGCTGGAGCACTTTGACTTGTAGCAGTTGCTTGTGGACTTGCTGCTACTTGCGGATCACCTGTACGTGCTTGCATACCTGCTGGACGGAAGTAGTTACTCCAACGATCTGCATCGTATGGTTCGCCGTCTACTGATGCTTCAAACATTTCTTGCATTACTTTAATAGCAGTTGCATCTGGCTTCTTGGGTAGGAATTCACTTAGATCAAATAATCCATGTGTATTGACTGCTGCCATCTCTGCATCACCTAGTGGACGCTCACGGCGTGCCCAATTACTTGTGCCGTAATCTGCATAGCCACCTTTCGATGTTTTGTTAAGACGGAAGTCTACACCAGCAGTGTAATCTGTTGGCAGTTCTTCCATGTCTGGATCCATCAATGCTGCTTTAATGATCTGGAAGATTTGTGGACCAATAATAAAGCGTCGGATGGGATTCTCAGGTGCTTCATCTGTAGTTAACGGATTGTCTGTAACAAATCCTTGAAACACATATGAGCGCTTTTTCCAATACTTACGGCCCATGTCTTCTAGACTTGGATCTTTAAACCATCCACGTACTTCATTAAGAATGTTACATGTCTCGCCGTACATTTCCATACACGGAACTTGTACTTGTACTGGACGGCTATCAGTTTCGCCTTTTACACCTGCGAACGGAAGTTTGATCATCAAACGTTCTGCCCAAAAGAATGTGTTGTCTGCGTTACCGTCAGGAAGGAAACGGAAAGTTGCACTTTCGCCTTCTTTAATATTCCAAAATGGGTAAATTGGGTTCGGACCAGTTGGACCTTGGTTGCCGCCTGTGCGGGCTTCTTGTTCTTTAAGTTTAGCTCGAATTTCTGCTAATGATGCCATAGTTAATGCCTCCAATGTTATGCCTATGTGCTGTAGCGTTATTGCTACAAGTGCCTTTAAGTGTTATAGCACAGTTATAATTATATACTGGTCTACAACGATTGTCAAGTCTTTTTTTAAAGAAAAAACATAAAAACTTATAAGCGGGTTAGCAGATTATCTTAAACCTGCTAACTCTCTCATTCTGTCATAATCGTCATTTATTTCGTGTGCTGTGCCTTTATCCATTTTTACAGGGTGCATTTTGCCTGATCCTTTAGGATATTCAAATTCTGTTTTGTGCGCTCTTGCTGCTGCTGCTGCTGCCTGTGTAAAGTTTTCGTCTACTTCATCTTCCATTTGCTGCGGTTGTGTGCGCATTTGCCATTCGTCAAACTTTGCTGTTATTTGTTCAATAAATGCCTTAGCAGGTTCTATGAACTGCTCGCCATAATCTTTTTCTACCATTGTTAGTACTGCTGTTTCTCCCTTTGGAAACTTGCCTGTTTCTTTATCAAAGTAACTAAGAATAAACTCGCCTATTGGTGTCTTTTGTTCTTTTTCTACCGTACCGTCATCTTTACTAATTGCGCCGTCCTTATCAATTTTGACGTCCATCGTGTCGTCATCTGCTTCTGTTGTGTCACATTCACAAGGTGAGCAACCGCAATCATCGCAGTCTTTGCCTTCAGCAAACTGTCCCATCATTTCTTCGAAGCCTTGTTCTAGTGCAATATCTTCTGGGATGCACGATCCTTTAGAACCACGGGTTGCACCTGGCTTCTTTTTCCATCCATCTCTGCATTTGTCATAAATTTTACTATTGCCGTGACGCTCGCCTTCATCTACTAAATCATCTGGTCCTAGAGATTTTGCTTTGCTTGCTTCGCTTACTAAGTTATAAATGTATGGGAATACATCTGCTAGTTCTTCGTTAAATTGTTTAATAGTTAGTTGATCAATCCAGTTCTCTGCAACGTCTGCTGGTACATCTTCTAACATTGGTGTTTCAAATGCTGCAAATGCTTCTGCATAGTATGCTGGCTTTTGAAGTGATTCAATTGTTTTCTTAACTGTACTAATACGCTCTTTAACAACATCTACATACCCTGCGAGACTTTCTGCCATTACAGCACTACGTCCCATGTAGTTTTTAAACTTGCGCAGTTTTGACATTTCTTCTGATAATCCTACAATGTGCTTGCCGAAATCATCATATGTATTGCCGCCTTCTGCTACGTGGCGTGCCATTGCTCTTGCACCGCTTAGATGCTTGAACGGATAACGGAATCTTTCTCCATCAGCGCTTTCAATGTAAATTTTACCAATTTTCTGTGTGCGTCCTGTTGCACTTTCTTGATTAATACTTTCTGTATGATTAATCACAATACGTGCTTCGCCTACTTTTTGGTAACTAATTTTACTAGTACCGTATAGTTTTGATTCTGTCATTTGTCCGTCCTCAGGGGTTTTCGCTAAGAATTTATAATCTCTTTTTGTTAAATTTGACTTTGTAATATCTCTTACACTGTAATCTAGCATACGCTTTTTACTAAACACACGCAGTTCTTTTAAGAAGTCATACCATGCATCTTGTGTCATTTCGTCTTGATCTTCCATAAAATCTTTTGAATAGATTACTGTTAGACCTTCATCTTCATCTAGACTCAAACTTATTTTGCCCAAACCATTGTAATCAAAATCAAAGAAACGTGCCATGCTTGGCTCGTTAGTAACTGTTCCTGTTTCGTCACCTATTGTAACTTCTGGAAATCTACCTCTAATTTTGTTAAAAAGGTCTTCACCTATTTTGTCAAATTCTTGCATAATGTATTTATCCGCTTAATTAAAAGTTACTGCTTATAAAGATAGGCATTGGTGCTTCGTAATCTTCCAAGTCTTCTGCTTGTGTGAATGTATTATAGATTCGCGGATCCCAATCTTTGAGTACTGCCATCATTCTTAGTGCTAATAATGTTGCACTTACCAAGTCATCGCCCATTCCACTTTTTGCTTGATAACTTGATCCTGTGGCGACAAATCCTTTAAGTTCTGATATTAATGGCTTACTGTGTATAAGCATCTTGTCATTTTCAATCATAGTTTTTAATCGACTACATGCTGTAATTTTAGTGCCGTGTGTTGTGTTAAATCCTTTGCGGAACTTGCGTACATGTCCTTTGCGCATAGGTTCACTTACAAACAGCCCTGGAATGTTTTCTTCACCAAAGTCGTTAATAACTAACAAACATGCTTCACCGATACCATTATTTTCTACACTCCAATAGATGCCGTTAATATTGTTAGTTTCTTGTTGCAAGTATTTGCAAATATCAGCAAGTACTCTAACTTGTCCAGGTATAGCTGTTTGATTGTGTTGCCATTCTGCTACTTGTTCATAACTGGGCAATTCGAACACTTGTATAGCAGCGTTGTCTCCGCCGGTGCCCATACTAGGATCTAGTGCAACAGCATATGTATATTGCGAACTAGGCTTTTTATACCAGCGTGTTTGTCCCATATTAAGCACAGGCGAATCGCCTTCCATAGCAGAAAGTTTAAGACTGTTGATTAGTGTTTCATCAAATACTAGGAATTCGCAACCGTACTCACGTCTAAACTTTTCTTCGCCAATACGACCGATTTCTTCTTCTTTCCATTTGTCGTCGCGATCAGGATGTTCGTCCCATTGTGCAACAAAACTGTGAAAGCCATTTGATCCTAGTTCTTGTTCATTGCCATGCGCATCAAACTTTTCTTCTGCTTGTTTCCAAATGGTAGCAAATGTATCTTCGTCTGAGTTAGGTGTGCTAGTAATAATAGCTCTACCACCTGTTGCTAGTGTAGGTGATATACTAGTCCAAAATTCTTCAGCAATGTTAGGTTGCACAAATGCAAACTCGTCACAGTATAGTAGCGAGATACTCATACCACGTCCTGTGTTGCCCGTTGTAGTCTGTGCAACAATACGTGATCCGTTTTCAAATTCAATTGATTGTTTGTTGTAACTTGTAACACCTGCCCTAATATGATCTGGGCATGTTTCATATACAAAGCGTATGCGCGACATAATCTCTTGTGCACCG